GTTTGATACGGTTTCTCTTTCAAGTTTTGAAAGTGAACCATAATCTAACAAACTTCTTCTTGCTAGTTCAGCAGCTTCTTGTAAAGACTTACCTTCATTCAAAGAGTCCAAGAATACGAACCTTCTCATTTGACTATCTTGATGTCTACCAAACCTTGTTAAAAAGTTGTTTCTGCTGGGGCTTATGTTATCCCATACCTTTTCCAGAATACTTCTAGATACCCCTTTATATGTCAAGTTTGCATCTATCATCATACGGTAGAGTTGTGTGTCATAAAAGTCAATGTCTGCTCTACTGCTTTCAATACCTTCTCTTGCTATAATAGCACGAAGTTCACCTGCTGTGTAGTCACGAACAGAACCACCTGGCTTTGCTTTTATTATGATTTCGTTATCTGGAGCAAACGTAACTCTACTATGTGCCCGACCCAATGTAAAAGACCCAACCTTATCTACAACCATAGATGGAGCTATACCGAATGAACCAGCTACCGCAGTAAAACGTGCAGCTTGTCTTACTGTCATTCCTTTGTGACCGATAGATGCCAACATTATCATTGGTGCTGTGGTACTGTTGTATCCAAAAAACCTAATGGCTGGTACTAGAACACCACCAAGAAGACTAGCTGTTACATATCTTCTGTTGGTTGATATTGCATCCAAAACAAACTGTACCATGTTACCTTTTAGTCCTTCTCGTAACCTAGCCTTTTTATCAAGTAACTTCTTCAATGGTTTGTCTTTATCCATCTTAAAGTATTGTAATAAATCAGTGACTACTTGTGAATCTGGACCGTAGACAATAGCTAGATTTGACTCTCCAATAGATTCTATTTTCGGAGTGGCACTTTTTAACGTATTGTACAACGTGTCAAAACTAAGACCATATCTGTTAATAACACTATTGACTTGCTGTATTTGTTCTGTAAACAAACCTTGCACACCATTGGGTGTACCTAACAATGCAAGTAAATAATCTGACTGCATACTTTCTATTATATCAGGTACATCTTTTCTCAGTTGTTCGTATACTTTATTACGTTCTATTCGTTGTTTTTTTATTAAGTTACCTTCTTCTTCTAGTCTTCTATATTCTTTAAGAACATAACTAGTAACATCACTGAATGTAACATCATCTACTTGTTCTTTACCTACCTTGTTTCTTATCTTTGCCAGAATCTCAGGAGATACTATACCTTGTGGCTTGTTATATCGTGCCTCTCTTGTTGTGTATCTTCCTTGTCCAAAAAGTTTATATTCTGTTTTTGTTTTGTATTTCAAAAGTTTTTTGTGTGTGTCTTCGTAATCAAGGCTAGTATCTTTTTTCGACAAAGTTCCATCGACTATATCTTCAAACTTTGTCTTAAGATTTATGAATGTACTTTGTATGTTACCTTCGTTATACAAACTTTGATAGAACTTTGCTATGTCTTCTTCATCTGGAAACTTGTTATTCATTAAGTATTTATTTAAGTATAGTGATAAAAA